ACGACAGCGTGACGGCCGACTGCAGGCGGCGTGGTTCCTGAACAACGTCGGGCCGCTCGCCGACGGCGAGGGGGTCATGCTCGATGTCGAAGGCGCCAACGTCTACCCGGACCAGGCGCAGGCGTTCTGCGAGACCGTGGAGGCGTTCTACAAGCGGCCGGTGGCCGTGTACACCGGCCGGTACGTGGCCGGTGGGGCGATCTGGAACTCGACGTCGCTGTTCAACGGGCAGCGTGCCCGTGTGCTCGCCGCCTACCTCACCGAGGACGTCGCACGTGCCCGTGCGCTGCCGTACCGCTGGGACGCCTGGCAGTGGTCCAGCACCGGCGCCGAGCCCGGGGTCCTGACCAGGGTCGACCTCGATCAGGTCGACAACCCGGCAGCGTTCGACCGGGCCTGCTACCCACCGCCGCCCGTGTCGGTGCCCGTGGTGCCGCCGCCGTCGTTCCGCACGCTGCGCAAGGGCATGGCCGGTCTCGATGTCGCCCTGCTCCAGCAGCACCTGCGTGGCGCTGGGTACACGGCGGTCGTGGTCGACGGCCGGTTCGGCCCGCAGACCGACACGTACGTGCGGGCGTTCCAGAAGAAGCACGGTCTGGCGGTCGACGGCATCGTCGGTCCGCAGACCTGGCCGGTGATCCTGTCGACGCCGGTCGCATGACCTTCGTCCGGATCCTGGCCGGCGTGTTCGCCGTGTGCACGCTGGTGTTCGCCTGGGGCATCATGCACCAGTAACGCAGAAGGCCCCGCAGCTGATGCTGCGGGGCCTTCTTCTTGCGCCTGGTCTCTCATTCGAGGGATGCGGAGCATCGCTCGAAGGTCCGAACGAAGCTACGGCTTCCTTCGGATCACTCGCTGAACGCCAGCTGCGGGCGGCGCTGCGTGCGCAGCTGCTCCACGTCGAACGTGTCGACGTTCGACATCGGGATGTAGGTCAGCCGGTCCTCGTTGTTCGCCTGAGCGATCACGAGGAAGCTGCGCCACTCCCAGGGCATCCGGGTCGCCGTGTACGTCACCGGGTCGCTGTCACGCAGCTGGACGGTGACCTTCACCGGGCCTTCGATCGGCCCGTTCACAGCGCACCGGCCATGGCCAGCCCGGCCTCGATCGCCGAACCGGCGGTGGCCGTGGTCGGTGTGTCCAGGTCCACCAGCGTGGAGCGCACCTCACGGTGCACGTACTCGATCCGGTAGATGCTGTCGCCCAGGTCGTCGACCCGCTTGATCTCCGCACCGCCTCGCACCAGGTGATGGATCTCGGAGCGCAACGCCTCCGGGAACGGTTCCTGGGTGACCGGCACGGCCAGCTTGGTCGTGTTCTTGGTCTTCATTCTGATCTCCTTCTTGGTCTCGTCAGGTGCAGCCTCACTGCACGACGGGCCGTAGCCCGTTTCGACCTATCGGATGCGACGCAAGTCGTTGATGTACTTGCGTGCCGAGTCCAGGCGTTCCTTGATCGTTGCTTCCACGCCGAAAGCGGTGGGAGCGATCGACTTGAAGCAGTCAGCGATCACCGTGCACAGGACGACCACCTCGTGGTGCTCCAGTTCACGCTGCTTCTTGGTCTTGTCTCGGACGGTGCCGCCGGACGTGGAGTACGTCGGGCGCTGGTCCACGAGGATGGCGGCGATCGCCTTCTTCGTGGTTGCCTCCAGTGCGCCCTCGGACTGCGCCGATCCGAACACGTGTCGCATCGTCTGTTCGATCAGCTGGCCGGTTTCGTTCATGGTCTTCTCCTTCTTGGTCTCGTCAGCACTCGCATTACGAGTGGACCTACCCGGTGTGCGAGTAGGTTTCGACCTTCTACAGTCGGGGCCAGCAGGCCCAGGTGGTGGCCACCAGCACGGCGAGCGTGCTCAGCGCCACCAGCGTGTCCCGGAGGTTGGCGACGATCACGCTGTCACCAGCTTCCGGGGACGCATCGCCACCACGTGGCACCGCTTCCCGGACACCGTGCTGCCGCAGCAGTCGCAGGCGACGTTCCAGGTGAACGTGTCGTCCAGCTCGCTGTCACCGGGGTGCAGCTGCCAGCCCTGGCGACGCCAGTCGTCGTGGCCGGACAACGTGCCGAAGGGCACGTCCTCGTCCAGCTCGATGTCGGCGATGAACAGGAAGCAGTCCTCGCAGACCTCCAGGTCGGTGGTCTCGAACCGGACAGCGTCGAAGACGTTCGGCGGGCGCATCAGGCTCGCACCTCCTCGACGGCGAGCAGCTGCTCGCCGGGCGCATCGTGGTACCGGGCGGTCGCCTCGACGTTGTCGAGGAGGTCCGGACCGGACTCGATCCACAGCTGGCGTGCCCCGCTCTCCGAGGACGCATCGACGAAGCCGTGGTACACGATGCCGGACGCACTGAAGGTCAGGCGGTACCGCTTCCACTCGTCCGGCGCAGCCTTGAAGAGGGCGAGGTCGAGCAGCTCCTTGTCCTTCAGCCGCTGTTCGACGACCACGGCCACCAGGCGCTGGAGCAGGCTGTCGGCCTCCTCCAGGTAGTCGATGGACGTGCTGAAGTCTTCACCCTCCAGGGCGGCATCCTCGTCGAGACTGTCACGCCACAGCTGGCGTGCGGTCTCGAAGCGCTCGATCTCGCCCAGCACGCTCTCGAGCGTGTCGGTCTTGATAGGGTCATTCATGGTTGGGTCTCTCCTTCTTTACGAATGGTCTCGTTTGGAATTGGTACTCCGGTACTGAAAGCACCCGGCCCGGCCGGTGCCCGCCTCACGGGCACCGGCCATCTGGCTGTCTTCAGTGTGAATCGCCGTTCTCCGTCGACCTCACGGCCGTCGTCGGGGCACGCTCACAGCGTCTCCTCCACGGAGCACTGCGAGCCGAGCACGTTGTGCGACATCACTTCGATGCGGACATTGCGGTACGCCACCCAGCCCTTCAGCTTCTCCGCTTCGGCGACAGCAGCCGCCAGCTCGGTGAAGACGCAGGGTTCGAAACCGTACGGTTCCGTCCAGATCACGTAAATGGTCATGTTGGTCTCTCCTTCTGTCTCTGACGGACTCGTCAGCAGGCGCCTCACGCCTGGACGCCCCAGAGGGGCGTTTCGTCCTTCCCTACCGCTTCAGCCGGACGCACAGGTCCAGGTAGTTCAGCTGGGCACGCTGCACGTGCTCGAACAGCGCCGCCACGATGGACTGGCTCACCGCACGCTCGATGTCGAAGCTCAAACGCAGCTCCAGCACCAGCAACTCCAACGCATCCGACGGCAAGAGGTACGCCGTGTCCAGCTCGTCCACCGTGGATGAGAACTGGACCCGGATCTTCCCGTCGTGACGGGCCTTCACCACCAGGTCCAGCAGGTAGTTGCCCACCGGCAAACGGAGCTTCAGGGTCACCGGCTGGACGTTCTGGGGCACCGTGGACGGTGGCAGATTGATCAGGTTGGTCATGGTCTCTCCTTACGTTGTCTGACGGTCTCGTCAGCTGCAGCCTCACTGCAGGACCGGCCGTAGCCGGTTTCGACCTTGGGTCACTTCCTCGGCACGCTCTGCGTCACCGTGACGGTGAGAATGCGGGCCTCGACGTACACCGGGATGTTCGTCTTGTACTGGCGGATGCCGCCCCAGTGCTGGAGCTGCTTCTCCGCAAGGTCACGGCGACCGCACCACGTGGCGGCTTTCCACGGGCCACCGTCACGGCGCACCGCCACGCAGTGCGTGTAGATGCGGTTCTCGCTGTTGCGCTTCGCCGTCGTGCCATCCGGGAGGATGGCGGTGTGCTTGTTCATTGGGTCTCCTTTGGTCTCATCAGCACGGGCCTCACCCGTGGACGGTGCTGTGCACGCACCGTTTCGACCTGGTTCAGAGCACGTCGCCCAGGGCCAGCAGCGTGGCCAGCACGGCCCGACCCACCGGGCCGGGTCCACGGACGAACTGCCGATCGGGGAACCCGCCCAGGGCGATGCACGCCGCCAGCTGGTACACGGACTCGCTGAACAGCGCCGCCACCAGCTCCTCGGCACGCTCCAGGTCCCGGTTGCCCTGGAAGGCTCGGGCCTGCTTGGCGAAGAGTCGCAGCTCACCGTCCGGGTCGAAGCCGAGACCGGACAGCACGTGGCCCGTGTCGTGCCACACCCGGAACTTCAGGTTCTGCTCCTCGGTCCACACCGGGTGGTCGCAGTAGCAGCTGGACACCAGCACCTCGCTGTTGTGGTGGCGATCCGCCTCCAGGTAGTCGACGCTCATCGCCTCCAGGTCTGCGTACGGCTCCGGGTTGATCGTGGCCACCCAGGCCACGCCCAGGTGCTTGAACCAGTACGGCTGCACCGTCTCCACCTGGTGGTCCAGGAACGTGGCGAGCCGCTGGGCGTTCGCCACGCCGGTGAGGCTGGTCCCCTCCAGGTACTCGTTCGCCAGCTCGGCCCACACCGTGGCGCCGAGGATGTCACCGCACTTCGTGCGGTCGATGGTCGTTGTCATTTGGTCTTGCTCCTTCGTGATTGGTCTCGTCAGGTGGCGCATCACGCCACTACAGCCCGGAGGCTGTTTCGACCTGGTCAGTTGTCCAGCCCCATGGCCAGCTCGAAGCTGGTCCACGCACCGTGCTCGGCCTCCGGCGACTGCAGGCCCAGCACGTCGTACGGGTCCACGTTCTCGACGACCCGCCGGGCGTCCTCGACGCCCCACCGGACCGTGGCCCAGCCCCAGGCGTCGCTGGCGCCGTGCAACCGCACCTGGCCTGCGAACAGCTCTGAACGGTCTTCCAGCTGCGCTGCGTTCATGATCTCTCCTGTGTGTGACTGACGCTGTGTGCGTCGTTCGATGACATCACCGTACCTGACCGGTCAACGACCAGTCAAGCAATTTCTTCCAGAATCGGCAAAGATGGCCTCTGACCTGGACCGATGCGCTCGATCACCAAGAGCTGAAGCTGTCCCTGCAGGCCCCCGCCGGGTGTGACGTACGTCACACCGCCAGCTCCGTGTGGGGCTGCGCTAGCAACAGCATCGGCCCCGCTTGCAACAGCTAGCGCTATCGGTGTGGCTGGTCATAGCCTCTGGCAGCCAGACAGCGACCAGGGGCAGCAGGGCTGGCCCAGGGCTGTCGACAGCGACGTCGGGCAGCACGCTCGACGTCCTGACCAGGGCTTTCGACTGATCGTCTCGTCAGCGTGGCGCATCGTCCCAGCTCACAGGGGTCGACCGGGGGTGCCCGCCCGGGCTCGAAGGGGGGTGCGTAAACGTCGGCGGCTGGCTGGCTGGAGAAGGTGCCTCCTGTTTCTGAGGAACAGGTGTGCCTGTCGCCCAGCGGTGTGCACGGGCTGTTCCCTGGAGCCGGCCGGTGGGCCGTTCGGCTCATGTGACGTACGTCACACTGTGACTTCCGTCACACCGTTGAAGGTCCCAGATGCGCTTTTCGGCGCATCCGTGCTGGTAGACAGCCGTTTCTGGCGGTTACGGTCCTTGACCAGTGGGTGACCGGTCTGTGGGAGGGTGGGGGTAGGGGGGGAACGGGGACAGCCCCTCCGGGGGCGAAGCCCTACCGGAGGGGACAGAGACGTCCCCGGCGGAGCCGGGGCTGTCCCACCGCCACGGCGGACGGCTTCGCCGGTCCGCCGGTGCTGATAGCTGTCGCTGTCCTCGCAGTTCCGCCCTGTAGGCGCCCCTGCGAGGGCTGTCCCGCCCGTACAAGGGCGGGGACAGCTACAGCCCGGCCGAAGGGGGTGATGCTGTCATGACAGAACAGCCCGCCAAGCCGAAGACGAAGGCCGCCCAGCAGATGTCCTCGAAGTTCCGGGGACTGACCGTGCAGAAGCGCATGGACCTCGCCGTGAAGGCCGTGATGGCCGGCGAGATGAACCAGTCCGAGGCGGCACGCCACCACGGCGTGTCCCGCTCTCGGCTGAACGGCAACGTCCAGGAAGCGAAGGCCGTGCTCGGCGGTCTCGCCGCTCGAGCCGAGAAGGCGCTCCACGAGCGCCGGCAGGCGATCGAGGGTGTGACGCCCGTCACACCGGTCACCAGCACTGTGACCGATGTCACATCACCGACCGGGAAGGTGCTGCCGTCCTTCGAAGAGTTCTGCCGCAAGTACTTCGGGAACGTCGAGTGCCCGGACTGCGGGAAGCATCACGAGCTGCCCGACTTCCACACCGAGATGATGGCGGCGCTCGAAGGGCCCGACAAGCGGCTCCTCATCAACTGCCCGCCGTACCACGCCAAGTCCACCATCGGCACCGTGTACCACTCGGTGTACGAGCTGTGCCGGGACCCGAACGTGCGGATCCTGATCGTGTGCAAGAGCCAGAAGCTCGCCGAACGGTTCCTGTACCAGATCCAGAAACTGATCACCGACCCGTCGATCTACCCGGCCGATGCGAACCTGATCGCCGACTGGGGCCCGTTCAACACGGGCACCGAACAGTGGTCGAAGAGCCAGCTGTACATCGCCGGCAACAACAGCGCCGAGAAGGACCCGAGCGTGTCAGCGCTCGGCGTCGGCGGCCACATCTACGGCGTCCGAGCCGACATCATCAAGTTCGACGACATCGCCGACCTCGAGAACCAGCGCAACGCCGAACGAGTCTCCGAGATGCTCGTCTGGTGCACCCAAGAAGCTGCGAGCCGTGTAGGACGCAACGGCAAGCTGCACTTCATCGGCACCCGCATCAGCGCCGGCGACATCTACAGCCAGCTCCAAGGACTGCCCGCCTTCAAGGTGCTGCGCTGGCCGTGCATCCTCGACGAAGAGACCAAGACCACCCTGTGGCAGGACCACTTCAACTACGACAACGCCGCCGCACAGCGGGACTCGATGTCCACCGAAC